ACGAATGACTTGGCTTCCAAGATGCTTGATGAGTAATTTTTTCCACAATCTGAGCGTTCGTGCTCGTGATGTTCTTCGTCGTGTTGCTCAGGTTGCTCACATGAACCACTATCCAAAGGCTTTTGTTACCTCTCACGAGGCTGACAAGATCATTGCGGTGATTGGTCCTGACGTTGCGCAGAAGATGATTAAGGTTGGGATCGACCAGAAGATTATGGAGAAGTAGCGTGGAGCCTTTCGATCCTGAGAAACATGAACCTCTTCCTCGCGGCGACGGCAAGAAGATGACGGAGTTAACCGCGACGGGTCAGGATTCGGAGGGTTTTTGGTTTAACTACCCGCAGATTTGGTTCAAGGGTGAGAAGCCTCGTTTGCTAAGCGGGGAGAAGGCTTTCCAGCAGGCTTTATCTTACGAGTCGGAGTCTGGGAATTTGTTCCCCCGCTTTGATAGCAAAGATGAGGCAGTTGCGGCGGCGAAAGCAAGGAGCGATTCCGGTGGGGCCAGCAAAAGTTTGTTGATCGACCAGAAGATTATGGAGAAGTAGCATTCAGCTATGGGTAGTAATGAAGAAGAGGTAGATTAATGGCTAAAGACCCACGTCTAGAACGCGCTGGTGTGTCTGGCTACAACAAGCCGAAGAAAACTCCGGGTCACGCCACTAAGTCTCACGTTGTTGTGGCAAAAGAAGGCGACAAGATTAAGACTATCCGGTTTGGGCAGCAGGGTGTTACTGGTGATAAGAAGCCTACAGCTAGGCAGAAGTCATTCAAAGCCCGTCACGCTAAGAACATTGCCAAGGGCAAGATGTCAGCGGCTTACTGGTCCAATAAAACTAAGTGGTAATGTTGAGGTTTTTGTGAGGCCGTTCCGTGAGTATTGACTTTAAGTACAAGCCTGACGGCGAGGTTCTCAAGTCGTTCATGAAGGACGATTTATTTTTTCGTGGCATCAGGGGTCCGGTTGGTTCTGGCAAGTCTGTTGCTTGTTGTGTTGAGGTGTTTCGTCGCGCTTTAATGCAGGAGAAGAACGAGGCTGGTATGCGCCGCAGCCGTTGGGCAATCATTCGGAACACTAACCCCCAGTTAAAAACCACTACGATCAAGACTTGGCTTGATTGGTTTCCTGAGAGTGAGTGGGGCCGCTTTGCTTGGTCTGTTCCTTATACTCACCACATCAAGCGGGGCGACATTGACCTTGAGGTTTTGTTCTTAGCCCTTGATCGGCCCGAAGATGTTAAGAAACTTCTTAGTCTCGAACTTACGGGCGTCTGGGTTAACGAGGCGCGTGAGGTTCCAAAGTCTATTATTGATGCTTGCACGATGCGGGTTGGCCGTTTTCCTTCTATGCGTGATGGTGGTCCTAGCTGGACTGGTGTTATTGCCGATACCAACGCGCCTGAAGAAGATCATTGGTGGCCCATCATGTCTGGTGAGGTTCCTGTTCCAGACCACATTCCTCAAGAGCAGGCTCGTATGCTTGTTTCTCCGCCTAACTGGCGATTTTACACTCAGCCGCCGGGAATGGTTGAGCGGAAGGGTGAGGATCATTCGGTGATTGGATATGATCGAAACGAGAATGCGGAAAATGCCCGCAACATGAAAAAGGATTACTACACGAATCTGGTTGAGGGTAAGACGAAATCTTGGATTGATGTGTATGTGATGAATCGTCTGGGACATATACAGGATGGCAAGCCTGTTTACCCGATGTTTGCGCCGGAAGTGCATGTTGCCAAAGAAGAAATCCCGATTGCTGCGAATGTTCCGCTATATGTTGGCGTCGACTTCGGATTGACCCCTGCTGCTGTTCTTGGCCAGAAAATCCGTGGCAGGTGGATGATTCAAGGCGAGATCGTGGCGATTGATATGGGGATTGTGCGTTTTGCAGAGGTTCTGCGCACTGAGTTATCTACGCGTTTCTCTGCTGTTAGTGATGTGTACATATACGGCGATCCGTCTGGTGACTTCCGCGCTCAGACTGACGAAACCACGCCGTTTCAAATACTTAGGGGGGCTGGCCTTCGTGCTTTCCCAACGCACAGCAACTCGGTTGATCTCCGGCTAGAGTCTGTTTCTTCTCAGCTTATGAAGATGAGCGAGGGAAAAGCCGCATTTCTGATTGATCGTCGCTGCCCCCAGTTAATCAAGGGCTTTGAGGGTGGGTACGCGTACAAGCGCATGGAAGTGAGTGGTGAACGCTACGCTGACAAGCCTGATAAGAATATGTTTTCCCACATTCATGATGCATTACAGTACCTTATGCTTGGTTCTGGCGAGGGTCGCGCTCTTATCAACAATCAGCGGCCAGCCAAGCCTGTAGTTGCCAAGAGATCGTTTGACGTGTTCGCTAGGCCACCTAGTCGCAAGAGGGCTTCTTCTTTTGTGCGTTGATTCTAATTGGATTCTGTGAGAAAGCCAAGAAAAGGAGACTGATATGTGTTTTGGTGGTGGGCCTAGTCAGGCAGAAAAAGATGCAGCAGCGGCTCAACGCGCTTCGGCTGAAGAAGCCAAGCGAGCGCAGATTGAGGAACTTGCTGAAACCAAGCGAACAGACATTGAAGGCGCTCTGACTGGCAAGGTTGCTGGTGAGCGTGGATTTTCTGGGGGTACAGGGCGTCGGTCGTTGTTCAAGACTACTTCTGCGACTGGGGCTGCTGGTTATGCAAGTAGGTTTTCATGAAACCAACGGTAAAATCGCATCTTGATAAATACGCCAAATCAAAGGCAAATCGAGAAAACTGGATTCCTGTTTTCGAAGAGTGTTATGAATACGCTCTTCCCAATCGGGAGTCGTTTTACCACGAAGAGCCGGGTCAGCGCCGTGATGAGTTGATCTTTGATGAAACTGCGGTTGTTGGTGTGCAGGAATTTGCATCCCGTTTGCAGGCTGGTGTTGTTCCTAACTACTCTCGCTGGGCTGATTTGGCTGCTGGGAGCGAAATTCCTCCTGAAGAAGCTGACGCAATCAACGAGCAGCTTGAATCTGTTACTGATTATGTCTTTGACGTAATTCAAAACTCGAACTTTGCTCAAGAAGTGCATGAAAGCTTTATGGATTTGGCTGTCGGCACTGGCATTCTGGCGGTTGAAGAGGGCGATTCAATCAATCCAATCGTTTGTTCTGCGCTTCCCTTGCCCCAAGTGGTGTTAGCGCGTGGCCCTGACGGCAAGATCGACTATGTTTTCCGTGAGCGAAAGAAGATTGCGTTCAATCAGCTTGGCATTCTCTACAACGAGGAGAAGTTTCCTTCCAAGATTCGCCCCAAGCTGACTAGCAATGAAGAAACAACGGTCCTTGAGGTTGTATGTAGGGATTACAGCCGAAGGAACGAGGAAGTTTGGCTGCACCATGCCATTGAAATGACTACAGAATGCCTGCTTCACAGCAAGCAACTTGTAGGCGTTGGCTCAAATCCGTTTATTTGCTTCCGTTGGGGTAAGTGCGCTGGTGAAGTGTACGGTCGCGGTCCTTTGCTCAACGTTTTGGCAGCGGTTAAGACAACCAACAAGGTAATTAGGAGCATTCTGGAGAACGCCGACATGGCTATTTCTGGAATGTACCAGATGGAAGATGACGGGGTGATTAACCCTGAGACTATCAACCTTGTTCCCGGCACGATCATTCCGAAGGCTATGGGATCAAGGGGTCTTGAGCCTATCCGCGCGGCTGGTGACTTCAATATGGCGCAACTTGTCCTTCAGGATCAACGACTTAACATCAAAAGGGGCTTGTTTAATGACATGCTCTCTGATCCTAACAAAACTCCAGCTACTGCAACTGAGGTTGCGGAGCGCATGGCGGACCTATCTCGCAGGATGGGTAGTGCCTTTGGCCGATTGCAGGTTGAGTTGGTTCAGCCGTTCATTCAGCGTGTTATCTACATTCTGAAGAAGCAGGGCCGCATTGAATTGCCTACAGTGAATGGCCGAGAGATCAAGATTCGTTCTATTTCTCCGCTGGCACAAGCTCAAGCCAATCAGGATATTGGTTCTGTTGCCCGGTTCCTTGAGATGGTTGGCGGAACCTTTGGTCCAGAGACTTTGAATGTCTTGATTGATTCAGAAGAAACATCAGTCTGGCTTGCCAAGCAGTTTGGCGTTCCTGAGTCATTGATCCGCGACCCGGCTCAGCGTCAGCAGATTGCTCAGGCCGCAATGGAAGCTATGCAAGCACAAGCACAACAGCAGCAGGGACCACAACTTGCCCCAGAACCAGAAGCCCTCCCCCCGCAAGCAGCTTAGCACGGGGATTGACGGAATTGAGAGAACCTCTGAGGCCGATGTAATCATCAGCCTTAACGTAACTGAGTTATTTTCCAGTCCTCTTGGCAAGAGTGTGCTGAAATATCTTCGCAGCATTACTATCGAAAGAGTAAACGGGCCTTCAGTATCTACTGAATCGCTTCACCACATAGAAGGTCAGCGTTATATCGTTGGTCTTTTAGAGAACAGAATTGAGCAAGGGCATAGGAGTAAAAACAAATGAGTGAGAGTTTGCTGGAAGAAAGCGCCGCCCCAGAAAGTACAGAAAGTGCGGAAACCCCCCCTGTTTCTGCACACACTGAGAGGCCGGAGTGGCTCCCTGAAAAGTACAAGACTCCTGAAGATTTAGCTAAGGCTTACAAGTCCTTGGAGTCTAAGCTTGGCGCAAAGGATGAAGAACTTCGCAAGGAAATTGGCGAAGAGATGCGTACCGCTTCGCTAAAAGACCGCCCTGAAACTGCTGGTGATTATCAACTGCCTGAGATTATTGACGCGGCCGAGTCAGTGGACAATGAACTTCTCAAGTGGTGGTCAGAACATAGCTTTGAGAATGGCTATGGTCAGGAAAAATTCGAAGAGGGGATTGCTCTTTACGCAAAGGCAATGGAAGGTACTCAGCCCGATCTGGACGCTGAGAGGGTTAAGCTTGGCGAGAACGCAACGACCCGCATTGAAGCGGCTAGCATGTTTGCGCAAAAGATGTTCCCCGAAGAATCCATGCCTGCGGTTCACCGTATGTTTGAAAGTGCGGACGGGATTGTTGCGATGGAAGCGCTGATGGAAAAAATGAAAGACGGTTCTTTCTCAGACGCTTCTTCGCCCGCTCAAGAGGGCGGCAAGGATGCTCTGCATGAAATGATGAAGGACGAACGTTACTGGAATACCAGCAAGCGTGATCCTTCTTTCGTCAAGCGTGTCGATGACGGCTTCAAGAAACTCTATGGATAAGCTTCTTAGCAGTCGTGGTCTTGATTTGGTGCGCTTTAAAGCGTGTCATGTCTTTGATTTTGTTAACAATATGAGCGCAGAGAGCAAAAAGGAAATGCTCGAAATTCATAACTTGGACCCGTTAGCTGCGCTTGTTCCCCTTATTAAAGACCCGCTAACGCACTGCGTTTTAAAGGATAATGTTCCTTTGGCGGTTGTCGGGCTTGTCGAGCAAGAGCCAGATGATGATGGGCGCACTGCCCATATTTGGGCGCTGTTTGCTGAAGACATCAAGAAGAACCGCTTGGCCTTTCTCAGAGCCTCAATAGACTTAATCAAATATTACCACACACAATTCCCAACGATTCATGGCAGTATATGGACGGGAAACATGCCAATCGTTAACTGGATGTTCTTCTTGAAGTTCAAAACATTTTGCATTGAAGAGAAGCACGGCGAAAGTTTTATTGGTTTTGTGCGTTGCGTTCGAAGCAATTTTCAGTCAGAGGGGGAATTGTCTAGGCCCGTACTACACTAGAGGCCCGCCCTGCGGATACCCTTGCTGAAGTGAAAAGGCGGATACCCATCCGACGATAACTTCATACAAGGACTGATGAAATGGCGAATACTATCGACCAAGCCTTCATCGCGCAGTTCGAAACAGAAGTTCATATGGCGTATCAGCGCATGGGTTCTAAGCTAAAGAACACTGTTCGAAATACGTCTGTGACTGGGACGACTGCCCGATTCCAAAAAATTGGCACTGGCTCTGCCTCGACTAAATCGCGCAACGGTAACGTGACTCCGATGGAGTTGGCGCACACCAATGTCACAGCAACGATGGCCGACTACTATGCGGCTGAGTATATCGACAAGCTGGACGAACTGAAAATCAACATCAACGAGCGTCAGGCTGTTGCCACTTCTTCGGCTGCTGCTCTGGGTCGTAAGACTGATGAACTGCTGATTACGGCAATGGATGCGGGTGCTAACTCGACTCAGATTGCTGATACTGGCGGCGCATTGGTTCAGGCCGATCTGCTCTTGTTGTTCGAAACGTTTGGAACCGCAGACATTCCAGAAGACAACCAACGCTATCTTGCGATGGCCCCGGCTGGCTTTGCTGATCTGTTTGCGATTACTTCCTTCGCGTCTTCGGACTATGTTGGCGATCAAAACCTGCCCTTTGCGGGCGGCATGACAATGAAGAACTACCTGTCCTTCAACGTCTTTTCGACTTCGGCGGTAACTGGTGGCAAGAACTTTGCCTACCACACTTCGGCGGTTGGTCTTGGTGTGAACCAAGACGTAACAACTGAGGTAAACTATGTTGCTGAGAAAGTCGCCCACCTTGCAACGTCGATGATGTCGATGGGTGCTGTTGCCATTGATGACAACGGTATCTACGAAGTCCTCGACAACAACTAAGGAGATTGGCGAATGGCTTACGCAGCCGCAGGACTAACCCGCATTGGGGGCGCGTCGAATGGGGATTTGTGGTTCTATACCACGGTTGACCCGATTGCTACCGTCAACACTGCCGGATACTTCAACGATGCTTCAAACATGCTTAGCGTGCGCGATGTAATTATTGTTGCCGACACCAACGCTCCAACGACCAGTTTTGTTTCGGTTCTTACCAACGCCGCTGGCGTGGTTGATGTTTCGGACGGTACTGTAATTGTTGAAACTGACACTGACTAAGAAAGGTGGGGGGCTTCGGCCCCCCAGCTATTCATGCCTGACATAGCTGATTCTGATCTGGACGTAGCGAACAGTGCCTTGCATCTCATTGGTGCAGAGGCGCTAACTGCTTTTTCGGATGATTCGCCGGAAGGCAAGATTGCCACCTCTATATTTGAAGATACAATCAACTCTAGCCTTTCGGGGCATAGGTGGCGCTTTGCCTCCAAGCAAAGAACGTTAACCAAATCGAGCGTTGACCCAACAAGCCGCTGGGATTCCGCGTATAGTCTTCCAAGTGACTGCGTGATTGTTAGCGCCGCTACGATCAACGATGCCCGTATCAAGTACGACATCTATCAGCGCAAGATTTACTGTGATGCTACGTCTACTGACACGCTGGTCATTGACTACATCTTTCGCCCTGACGTTGTTGACTGGCCCGCCCCTTTTAAGATGGCAGTAACCTACTCGCTTGCTTCCATCTTTGCTCTTTCCCTAGCAAGGGATGGAAGGCTGTCTGATGTTATGGGCCAGCAATCTCTCGTTCATTTTGCTCGCGCTCGTCACATTGACTCTCAGCAGCAAACAACTCGTAAACTGACAACCACTGGGTACATTTCTCAAAGGCGCACTTAATGCAGAAGGTTCGTGTTCCTGTAAACAGTTT